AGCACGGCAAGAGCGAGCTGGTCAGCCGCCGGCTGCCGGCCTACCTCTTCGGCATCAACCCCGGCCTGCGCGTCATGGCCTGCAGCCACACGGCGAGCCTGGCCTCCGACATGAACCGCGACGTGCAGCGGATCATGGACGACGACCCTTACAAGCGGCTGTTCCCGGGCACCCGCCTCGGCGCCCGGAACATCCGCACGGTGGCCGGGCCCATGCCGCTGCGGAACAGCGAGATCTTCCAGATCGCCGGCCACCGCGGCTACTACAAGTCCGCCGGCGTCGGCGGGGCCATCGTCGGCCGCGGCTTCGACCTGGGCATCGTCGATGACCCGCTGTCGGGCCGTGAGGCCGCCGACAGCCCCACCCAGCGCAAGGCCGTCTGGGACTGGTACACCGGCGACTTCTACACCCGCCGCGGCAAGAACGCCAGCATCCTGGTGGTCAGCACCCGCTGGCACCCCGAGGACCTCGTCGGCCGCCTCCTGACCAGGGCCCAGGAGGACCCCAAGGCCGACCAGTGGACCCTCCTCAAGCTACCCGCCATCCTTGAGGAAGGGGGTAACCCCGAGGACCCACGCAAGCCCGGCGAGGCCCTCTGGCCGGAGCGCTACCCCCTCGAAGAGCTGGAGAAGACCCGCAGCGCCAACGCCTATGACTGGTGGTCGCAGTACCAACAGGAGCCACGGGCGCCAGGGTCCACCGAGTTCGACGACGCCTGTTTCGCCGGGGCCGGCCTGTGGTTCGATGCCTGGCCCGAGGACCTCACGGTCCGGATCATCGCCCTCGACCCGAGCAAGGGGGGCAGCGACCGGACCGGGGATTACTCGGCCTACGTCCTCCTGGGCCTGGGCCCGGACAAGCTGCTGTGGGTCGAGGCGGACCTCGCGCGGCGGCCGGTCAGCGGCGAGCGCGGCCGGGCGGGCAGCATCGTCGGCGACGGGCTGGCCCACGCCCAGGCCTTCGGGCCGGTCCACGGCTTCGGCGTCGAGGCCAACCAGTTCCAGTTCCTGATCCGCTCGGAGCTGGAGCGCGCCGCCCGGGAGGCCGGCCTGGCCCTGCCGTTCTTCGGCCTGACCAACACCGCCCCCAAGCCCGTCCGCATCCGCACCCTCGGCCCGTTGCTCGCCCAGCGCCGCATCCGGTTCCGCAACACCCCCGGTACCCGGCTCTTGGTCAAGCAACTGCGCGAGTTCCCGAACTCGGACCATGACGACGGGCCGGACGCCCTCGAAATGGCCGTGCGCTTGCTCAACCACCTGGTGGGCGGGAAAGGGAACCGCTCGCAGGGGGAGCGGGTCCTTGGTAGGATTGGGTAGGGTATGCTGGTACAGTGACACCCGGGGGACGGGGGAGGGTACCATGGGGGCGGAGACGAAGGCGGGGCCGCTGTTCGCGGTCGGGCAAAAGGTCGTGCTGCGGCGCACGCTCCGGAGCCACCTGGGCAAGGACCTGGTCGCCGGCGAGGTGGTCATCGTGGACACCATCGGCGACGCGGGCCGCACGCCGCTCCTGCGGCGCTACAAGGTGCTCAAGGAGTATCACTGGGCCTGGGCCTATGAGCTGGACCTCGCCAGCCCGCAGGAGACGCTGTTCTAGGAGAGCCACGGCATGGACGCCGAACCGACGCTGGAGCAACTCCGGGAGCGCCTCAGGGCGGTCAAAACCAAGGCCCAGATCCGGCTCCTGGAGGCCCAGCTCGCCACCTATGACCAGTTCGTGGTGGACCCCAGGGAACCCTTCTACGACGACAACGGGTTCTGGGTGCCCATCGCCACCGAGCAGGTGCCGCTGGGCCAGGACAACCGCGGCCGCGGCGAGGTCCTGCCGGTCTACCTGACGGACTACGGGCTCAAGGCGATCCGTGACCTCTGCCGCAGGTTGGCCCAGTTCAACGAGTTCGCGATCAACGCCCACAGTAACCGGGTGGCGTACACGGTCGGCGAGGGCTGCAGTTACGAGGCGGTGCCGGTCAACGACGGCGTGCCGCCCGCCCTGGTCGATGCCTGCCAGGAGGTCATTGACGAGTTCATCGCCGTCAACGAATGGGGCGAAACCGAGCAGGAGATCGTCGAGCGGTGCGACACCGACGGCGAGAGCTTCCTGTGGTACTTCGACGGCGCGGACGGGGTGCCGGAAGCCCGGTTCATCGAGCCGGAACACGTCAAGACCCCGAGCGGCTACAGCGACGACTCCAAACACAGTTTCGGGATCGTCACCGCCCCCCATGACATCAAGACACGCCTGGGCTACTGGGTGTGGGACGACCCGGAGCACGCGCCGAATGATTACGTCCCGGCCGACGAGATCCAGCACATCAAGTTCAACACCAACAGCGCCGCCAAGCGCGGCCTGCCCACGATGTTCCCCATCCGGCAGAACCTCGACCGGGCGGAAAAACTCCTCCGCAACATGTCCGTGATGGGCCAGGTGCAGGCGTCCGTACCCCTCATCCGCAAGCACAAGGGGTACAGCAAGGCGGACATCCAGGCATTCACGGACAATGAGGCCGAGGTCGCCTTCAGCCAGCCGACCAACGCCCGCACCACGAACCTGATGCGGTTCGACCCGGGGAGCGTCATCGACGGCGACGACAACACCGACTACGAATGGCCGGGCGGGACCGTGAACGCCCCGGCGTTCGTCACGGTCCTGCAGGCGGACCTCCGCGCCTGCGCCTCCCGCCTGGTGATGCCCGAGTACATGCTGACCTCGGACGCCAGTAACGCGAACTACAGCAGCACGCTGGTGGCCGGCAGCCCCAGCGTGAAGAACTTCAAGCGGATTCAGAACCGCCTCAAGCACCACTTCGGCCACGGCCGCTACCGCATCGGCCGGGCCAAGAACCAGGGTGCCATGTGGCGGGCCATCCGCGGGGCGGTCCGGGTCGGCCGGCTGCCGCGCGCGGCCCTCCGCCTCATCAAGATCCAGTGCGTGCCGCCGGCGGTCGAGATCGAGAACCGCCTCGAAGAGGAGAACATCCGCCAGGTGCGCCGCCAGAACGGCGTCCTCTCCCCCCAGACCTGGAGCCAGGAGGCGGGCCTGGATTACGACGTCGAGCAGCGCAACCTGGAGGAGCACGCCGAGCGGGCCGGCCCGGGCCCCGGCCTCGGCGACCAGGGCGGCGGCAACCCGCCCGTGGCCGAGCAGCTCCGCCGGCTGACCGAGAGCATGGACGGCGACGGCGTCCTCGACCAGGATTACCCCCGCGCCGTCATGCTCGACGTCCCCCACCGCCGCCAGCAGACCGGCTGGAGCTGCGGCGCCGCGGCGGCCGCCGCCGTCCTGGCGTGGTTCGGCATGGACGCCCGGGAGGAGGCCTTACGCCCCCTCCTGGGCACCAACCCCGACGAGGGCACCGACCCGGCCAGCCTCCAAAAGTTTTTCCAGAATCAGGCCCTTGACACGGTTTCGAGGGCGAATTTGACCATCCGCGACCTGCGGCAGGCCCTGGCCGCGGGGACGCCGGTCCTCTGCCCCGTCCAGGCGTGGGGGACGGCCGAGGAGGCGGCGCGGGAGGAGAGCGGCCACTGGGTGGTGGTCTGCGGGGTGGACAAGAGTCACGTCTACGCCGAGGACCCGGTCAGCGGCCGGCGGGGGTTCCCGCAGGTCGAGTTCCTCCGGCGCTGGGTGGACACGGACGCCAAGGGGCGGCGCTACCTGCGGTTCGGCATCGCGGTGGGGCTGCGGCAGGCCCAGGGCGAGGTGGGGGAGGCGGCTTAAATGACAATCGGTCCCAAGCTCACGGTGACGAACCTGTTGCCAGCTCATCTGGCCGTTCGTGTTGCCTGCGACGGCAATGGTGATGCGACCATCTTGATCGGCCCGCCGACCGATGAGGACGGGTGGCTTCTGCTCGGCCCCCTCCCGACTGACCCCCCGCCTGACCCGCCGGCCGATCTGTCTACCATCGTGGAGGGCCCATGACCCTCGAACAACTCCGGGCCCTGACCTCGGACCAGCTCTTCGACGCCTTCATCAAGGCGGCGAGGGAGGTGGCCACCGACCCGACCATGCGATACCGCCGCGGCATGGTCACCATCTGGTGGCGCGACCGGCACGGCGACCACCAGGTCAGCGGCCAGACCCCCGAAGAGGCCGAGTTGCGCTTCCTCCTACTGGTGGGCCTGGACGACCCGCCGGCCGATTTCCTGGGTGAAGGGATATGAACAAGGCTTTCCTGTTCACGTTCGACGACGGCCAGCCCTACGACCCTGACCGGTTCGCGGCGCTGATCCGGGAGCGCTACCCCTGGGCCCAGGTCTACGCCTTACGGCCCAGCACCGTTGACAAGGTGCTGGACAGGCAGATAGACGTCAGGGCCAAGGTGAAGGTAATCTTTCGGCCAGGCCAGGAACCGTCCGGCGTTAACTGGTTCGCCCTGATGGAGCAGAGTCGAGGATAAGGAGCTGTCATGGACGACAAAACCAACCTGGATTTCCTGGCCCTGGGCAACCTCATCATGGCCCAGGGCAACCCCATCATGTTGCAGCGCCAGGGCGGCGGCGCCGACCTGATCGGGGCCACGCACGGGGACCTGAGCGTCTACCTGCAGGTCAGCAAGCAGCGGATCATGGCGGTCGAGGGGCTGGGGCTCAAGGTCCACGCGGCCATGCCGGGCAAGCCGGTCTTCTTCGAGGGCACCCCGGAGCACCTGGCCAAGGTGCTGGGCTGGCAGCAGGCCGCCGCCCTCGCCTGGGTCAAGGAACACCCATGACCCGCCGCCTCCTCCGCAAGGCGAGCGGCGCCCACGCCGCCCGCAGCGACCACCGGCAGATCCGGGCCGTCGCCCAGGCCGAGGACCTCGCCGCCGCGGCGGGCCTGGCGGTGGACCGCGCCTGGGCCGAGGTCCTGCGGATCCTGCGCGCGGACCTCGCCCCCTGGACCCTGCAGGCCGCCCTGGCCCGGGCCCTGGCCGCGCTCATCCCCGCCGCCGCCGCCGTCCTCGCCCCCGGCCTGACCGCCCTGGCGCTGACCGGCTACCACGCCACCGCCGCCGACCTGACGCAGTCGCTGCCCGTCAAGGCCCTGGCGGCCGCCGTGGTGCGCCGCCCGCTGCTGGAGGCCACGCCCCCCGGACCCGTCGAGCTGGCCCTCACCCGCGCCGGGGCCTTCTCCGCCCGCGACCGCGCCGCCATGCTCCGCGAGCCCGTGGTCAAGGAGATCTCGCCGGCCGACCGGAAGCGCCTCTTCAAGGAGCTGCTGTTCCCGGCCCCGGACAAGGCCGAGGTCGAGGCGGTGGTCAACCGCCCCACGGCCCAGGGCGCCTGGCAGGACACGCTCAAGTCGCGGCTGGCCCGGCCCGAGGAGATCGCGACGATCGTCGCCCAGGGGACGGCCCTGGGCCGCAGCCGGGCCCAGATCGCCAGGGACCTCGAACCCGTCGTCGGCGGGGTGAAGGCCGCCGCCCAGCGCATCGCGCGCACCGAGGGCGCCCGCGTCTCGCACGAAATGCGGATGCAGGCCGACGAGCAACTCGGCGACCTGGTCGCGGGCTGGCAGCTCCGCGCCGTCCTCGACTCGCGCAGCCGGCCCTGGCACGCGGCTCGGCACGGCACCATCTACTGGAAGCACCCGAAGGGGGACCAGCTCGGCATCGACCTGATGCCCCGGCCGCCCTACGAGCCCAACTGCTCGCCCTGGTGGGGCTGCCTGGCGTGGAACTGCCGCTGCCACCTGGCCGCCGTCCTGGCCGAGCCCGCCCACCTCGCCGGCAACGACAACCGCCAGGCGGCTTTCGCCAACGCCAGCGGCCAGGTCATCCCGGACCCGGACGTTTACGGCCGGTGGTTCGAGCAGGCCCCGGAGCGGGAACAGCGACTGGCCGTGGGCTCCCGGCGCTACGACCTGGTCAGCGACCGCCTCGGCCGGGCCCCGGCGTGGGCCGACTTCCTCGACCCGGCCACCGGGGAACTGGTCCCCCTGAAGCGCCTCCGGGAGGAGACGCCGGCCCACCTCGAGGTGCGCCGATCGGCGGTCGCCCAGGCCCTGGCGGGGCGCCGCACCGACTTCCGCGAGGCGGCCACCTTCGGGTTCCGGCGCGACCCCAACGCCCCGACGCCGCCGCACGCGGATCGGCTGCCCAGCGGCAAGCTGGTCGAGTTCGTGCCCCACCCCCAGGCCGGCAAGGGCCATGAGCTGGTGATGGCGGACGTGGCCAAGCTCGACCAGGCGTGGGCCATGGACGCCGACTATTACATCCCACCCGGGGGCGGCGGCCGGTCCGAGGTCAAGGGCCGGCGGGAGGCGTTCGTCAGGTTCCTGGAGGAGGGGGAGCCGGTCCAGGCGCCCCTGGCGGGCATCGCCGACCGGGACACGGGCCGGGTCGCCTTCGACGACGGCCGGCACCGGTTTTCGGCCCTCCGCGACCTGGGGGCGAAGCGCGTCGGGGTCAGCGTCCCGAAGCGCCAGGCGGCCGATTTCCGCCGGCGGTTCGGCGGCTGATACCTCCCGGGACGCGCACGCCGGTAGACTCGGGCCCATGCGCAAGCGCGTGGGCCGCAAAACCAGACTGGTGCCCCTCCTGGAGCGGACCGACCTAGGGCCGACGCCCCACCGGGTCGATGCCGAGAAGGGGATCATCTATGACGTGAAGGTCCTGGGCCTGGAGTCCCGGAACGGCCGGCGGTACACCCGCCGCGCGCTGGCCGAGGCGCTCCACCGCTACGAAGGCCTGCCCGTCAACGTGGACCACCCGCCCGAGGGCCAGCACAACCGGCCCCGCCGGGTGGCTGACCGCCTGGGCAAGCTGACCGAGGCCAAGATCGGCGCGGACGGCATCCGGGCGGACCTCCGCTTCAACCCCAGGCACCCGATCGCCGACCAGCTCGTCTGGTTCGCCCAGCACCAGCCGGAGGCCCTCGGGCTGTCCCACAACGCCGACGGCAAGGTCCGCCGCCAGGGCGGCGAGGTCCTCGTCGAGGCCATCCCCAACGTCCGCAGCGCCGACCTGGTTTGCGAGCCCGCCACCACCCGCAGCCTTTACGAGTCGAGGGAAACCATGGCTGACGATCTGGAAGACGACGGCACCGAGGTCGAAACCCCGGCCCCGGGGGGCAAGGGCGAGGCGTCGGAGATCGACCACGGCTGCGAGATGATCTGCACCATCCTCAAGGGCGACGAGGACTCCAAGACCAAGCGGGAGAAGGTCGCCAAGATCCTCGACCTCATCCTCGGCATGGCCGAGGACGGCGAGGAGGAGGAAACCACCGAACAGTTCCGGCCCGCCCCCAAGCCCCGGAAGAAGGCCAAGCCCGCCGGCGGCGGTGACGACGAGGTCACCCAGCTCCGCGAGCAGCTCGACCAGTACAAGGTAGCCGAGCGGCTCCAGAAGAAGCGGAACCTGGCCCGGTCCCTGGTCAAGAAGGCCGGGCTGGCCAAGGAGCTGGTCACCAAGGTCTTCCTCGAACAGTTGGAGCGCCAGCCGTCCCGCAAGGACATGGAGGCCCTCATCGAGGACCGCCGCTCCTTCACCCCCGGCCGCAAGCCCCGGGCCCCGGGGCACGGCGGCGGCGGCACGGCCCTCGACAAGAAGGGCTTCGTCACCCAGCTCCGCGGCTTCTGACCCCCGGGCCGGGGCCGGTGCGGCCCGCGGCCTTGACCACCAGGGCAAGGAGGCCCTGACCCATGGCAGACACCTTCCGCTACCTGTACGGGGAGAACTTCCCCGTCGTGGCGCCGGTGCTGACCGCCCAGGCGGTGGCCATCGGCGACCTGGTCGGCCTCAGCTCCGGCAACGTCGTCCGCGCCGAGGACGAAACCTGGATCGCCGCGCCGTCCACCCCCTCGGCCCCCACCGTGGCGGCCAGCGCGGCCACCCGCGGCACCGCCCTGACCAACGCCCTCACCGGCGTGAAGGTCAGCGCCAACTACCCCTGGGGTGAGGGCGACCTGTCGGCCGCCGGCACCGCCACCCCCACCGCCGCCTTCGGCCTCAAGGTCACGCTCGCCGCGCTGCCCACCAACGCCCTGTCCTGGAACGTCTACGTCGAGGACGCGGCGGGGTCCGGCACCTACAAGCTCCAGCAGGTGACCACGGTTTCGGGTGGCATCATCTACGTGGACAGCTACGGCACCGGCCGGGCGCCCGCGGGCGCGGCGCCGACCGCCACGCAGATGACGCAGTACAACTTCGCCCAGCGCTTCCTCGGCGTCTCGCAAATGCGCAAGCCCGCGGCCGTCACGCGCGTGACCGGCGGCGGCGCGGACAACACGATCGTGGTCAGCACCGAGGGGGTGTACAAGTACGACTGCGCCAGCGCCACCTTCGCGGTCGGCGACCTGGTCGGCCCGGCGAAGGACACGGGCAACGCCCTGCTGTCCCAGACCGTGGCGGCCGTCGCGGACGCCACGCTGGCGATCGGCCGGGTGGTCGAGGCGGGCGCCGCGCTCACCAGCGTGAAGGTCAAGCTGTTCACCAAGCGGGCGGGCCGGGCGGCGAGCGGGACGTAATCGCCGGGGCCGGAACCCCGGGACGAGGCACACCACACGGCAACGGCAAGGAGGCCTGAGCCATGCGCATGGGTAAGAGGGGCCTGGCGGTCAACCTCCGCCGGCTGTACGAGAGCAACGGCCCGGCGCGGACCGTCGCGCTGCTGGAGCAGGCCCTGGTCGAGAAGGACGTGAAGCCGGAAGACTTCTCGCTCCGCGAGCTGGCCGAGGCCTTCTGCGGCGAGCAGTGGGTCAACGCCATGCACCCGGGCAACCTCCGCCAGGGGCACGGCCGCTTCGTCCCCCTGCTGGAGGCCGGGGACGCCGTCAACGTGACGGCGTTCTCGAACATCACGGGCCAGCTCTTCATCACGAAGATCTGGGACGGCTTCAAGCTGGCGACCAACTACGCCGACCAGCTCGTCGAGACGATCGGCACCAACCTCGACGGCGAGAAGTTGCCCGGGATCGGCAACATCGCGGACGAGGGCCAGGAGGTCGCCCCGGGCATGCCCTACCCGGAGACCTCGCTCGGCGAGCAGTACATCGAGACGCCGCGGACCGTCAAGAAAGGCGAAATCATCTCCGTCACCAAGGAGGCGATCTACTTCGACCGCACGGGCGTGCTGCTGCCCCAGGTCGCCCGCCTCGGCTTCCGCATGGGCCAGGGCAAGGCCGTCACCATCTACGACGGCATCATCGGCGCGACCAACACCCACAAGTGGAAGGGCACGACGTACAACACGTACCAGGCCGCTTCCCCCTGGATCAACACCAAGAGCAGCAAC